CTCTGAGAACACCAAACGTGCTCTCGACTGGCGGCGCGATCGCGGTCTGATCACGGGCAACACACCTTACGGTTTGATGCGTGCCAGTTTGAATTCCAATAAGTTAATCGTTCAGCCGACTGAGAATCTCTGTTTGAATTACATGCAAACACGTCGATCAGAAGGTGCCAGCTTTGGTGCGATTGCACGGGAGCTTAACGATCTAGGCTATCGAAACCGTAAGAGCAATCCGTTTACTCATAACGGAATAGCATCAACGATTAAGTCTGCGAATCGTAGAAACAGATTGGTCGATCAAGACTATGATGTCGATGCGTTTAAGAAGCGATCACCGCAAGCTAGGTATGATCGTAAATCGATCTCGACAATGATCTCAACGATCAGTAGAACTGTGGACCATCAAGGATTACATGAGTAATTATTATCTACCGAGAAGCGTGAATAAAAGAAGAGAAGTCTCGCGACCTCGAGGTTATGAGCCTCGCGAGCTACCGGGCTGCTCCACCCCGCGATGTTGTATTTGAGGCTTTATTGTAAGCATAGAAGGCGATGTTGCCAGTGGGTAGGGTGTGGTTTTCCCCGTCACTTTTCAACTTTTTACATCACTTTTCGGTGAACCCCAAAAAAGGAATCACTGAAATGAGAATAACTGAAAAGATAAAACCGCGTTTTGAAAAACGATCTGGCAAAGGATATATCCGAATTCCTTTGGTTGATGATGAAGGTAATTCAAAGCGAGATTCAAAAGGTAAGATCATTCGCAAATGTATTTATTTGGAAGGCGACTTCGACAGTAAAGAAATGTGGGAACATTTTGAAAAACTCAAACGTCGAGATGCCTGCACAGAAACGAAATTCAAATCAGGTTTGAGGTTTGATGAGTCGCTGAACATTTCGGTGCGGGAGTTGTATTACAGATTCACTGATTACGAAACGAACTTCAGAGATGCAAACTCTGAAGTTCGGTCAGTCAAAGAGCGGGACGCACGTTATCTTTCACTTTTGCGTGAGGTGGGGGGGATAATTGAACCGTACTTAAACCTGCCATGCGATCAGTTTCGATCAGGATTTTTGATCGAAATCATGGATGAGCTTATCAGCGTTTCAAATAATGCACGCCAAACGATAAAGAATAAAGTGAGAGTTGTGAAACGAATGTTTGCATTCGGAGCAGAAAGGAATCTATGTGATGTAGGAATCTACAACTCATTAAATGAGATACGTGTGCCTGCACATGCGAAGCAGCGTGTGAAGCGTGAGGCAGTGTTAGAGGATGACATCGCGCTGATGATTGAGTCAGCATCTCCAACGCTTCGGACGATGTTGATCCTGCACAGGTACACTGGCATGCGAAGTGGAAATCTTTTAGACATAACATGGGATCAGATCGATAAGTCTTATTACGAATCACACCAGTGCTTTGTCTACACGCCTTCGCAGCATAAGACGAAAAAACATCTCGATAAGTTATCAATAGTGATCGGACCAATTGCTGTCGAAGCGTTGATGAACTATGAGAACACTAGACCAGATCGCGGTCACGAGTTTATCTTTAATCCTGCGGCTGCAACCTCCTACGGTAGGTATGATCAGGCAAAGCGTGCAAGGAAAAACATACACACAGGTATCAACAAGTCGCATAAGAGTTATAAAATTTACCAGCGACTGAAAAAAGGAAACGCAACCACTGCGGAACTGAAGTCAATTTGCCCCAGATATTTTAGTTCTATTCAACGACTGCGAGGTTGTGGCTGTACGATCGAAGTCATAGATGAATTAAGTACTACACGTTCAAAAGTTTATACGCTTACATCCTATGAGAAACCCAGGTCTAAATGCAAAAGCTGGATAGAGGTTTATGAAAGCATTCAATCAAACTTAAACCCACAATACAACAAAGATTCCTATCGGCACGCAACACAAAGACTTGCACAAAAGGTTGGTGTGAAAAACTTTATGCCGCATAAACTGCGGCATCGAAGAAACACTGAGATCGTCAAGCTAGCTGACAAGACCTCTGCTCAAGCCGTCCTCGGTCATCTCACCGAGCAGATGACAGACAACTACAACCATGACCAGCGACTCGACCTTGCACTCAGCTTTCAGCAGACTTATGGGTAAGCTTCAACCATCTGAGTGGCTTGAGCCTGACACGGCTCAAGCCAAACCGGAGCCATGGAATTGGTCCAAGCTTACGAATCCGAATCGTAAAACGACTGTTATGTTTTTCCAACTCTTCACCAAATGATTCCGCATCAGCTTCAGTTGTAAACAGTCGCTCAAAAAAGACAGTGCGAGATTTCTTCTCAATCATTTGCAATCGATACATGCAAGCTCACTTAATATTACGTTCATACTATGAACCTGTTCTAACAGGTTCAAAAGCAGATGCCACCACTCTTGTGAGTTTTATTTTGTCGGAGACTGTGACACGTTTGGTCACTGCCAAATAGAAAAGCAAAAAAAAACACAGGCAAACCGAAGTCTGCCTGTGCCAGTTTCTCAATTTAGGAGTATCAATTCTTAAATTGATTTGTTGATCTGCCTGCGCAGACCGGTGTGCTTTATATATATGAATCGATTAGATGAATCAGCTTATCATCTAAGCTGGACCGCCTTAATGGGCGGCCAGCAAATGAGCGGGCATTTCTATGCGCTTCTCATTGTACTGCTATTGTGCTTATTGAGACTGGCTCTGTCAAGAGCTAGTCTTCGATCTGACTTGTTACCTGGCTGTTGTACCAAGCATCTTCAGCACCCCGTACAAAGGCTGCTACTTTTTTCACACCGTTCTTTCTGAACTCCAGTGAGTTGAGCACGTCGATAGATTCGACTGAGTTTGCTTCCATCTTCACGGAGATCGCAAGCAGACTTTCGGCTTGCAGTTTCATTCGGTCTGAGATCTCTCGCAGCATGAGTGCGGAGTACGGCTCTGTTTGATTAGCGGCCAAAAGGTTGTCCCTTCCATTCTGGTCGTGCGTAGCGTTAGTGTTCAATTTGTTACGCAGCTTTGGTCGTGCGTAGCGTTATCGCTACAAGTCGGGCGTTCGTCATAAAAAATATTACAAACTTGTCATCATTTTTACAATGCATGTGTGCATTAAATGATTACATAAACATATCGACCTAGCGTTATATGTCAACACCTACTTCGTAAATATCATGACGGTCATATGCACGTCCTATAAACTTGCTTGACATATTGGATGAACTCATTACATTAATACGTTCACAGCATGTACATACCACGTACATACTACGAGCGCACAGATGAATAAAAATTTACCAACTTATAAACTTGTTTTTGTTGCCGACGATATGCACTTTCAGATCGTCACGCCAATTGGTGTAAAGCTACCTGTGCGATTTATTACTAAAACACAAGCAGTCGAATGGATCGACTCGCAGCTGAGTGATACGCATGGATGGTTTAAACAAAGCACTGACGACGCTTGATCAATTAGAAATCGATCAGGTCGAAACAGCAAAAGCTCGTGCTCTTATCACGGGCTATCATCATCGTTACCAAAACGATGAGTGGTCTTGCCTGGATGCAGAAGTGCCGGTCATCTTTGAGATCCCTCATACGGCTCTCACTTACGTTGGCATGATCGATACCCTCGTCTCCGGTTACGGCAAGCAACGGGTGATGATCGAACACAAGACCATCGGTCGTGATCTCAAACCATACGATGCATTCACTGGCAGACTACCCTTTGAATCACAGATCAGTAGATACCATCTAGCTTCTCTATTAAAAGATGAGCCAATCGATCAGACGATCTACGATGTTATCCGCAAGATAACTATCAAGCCATCTCGCATTGCTAAAGGCAAAGAGAATTCCATTGGTACCCTTTGGGAGATAGAGAACGAGGGTACGTACTACGGCTTTGATGTGCCAGATCTACCTGAAGATCTGGAGCGAGAGACTGCCAAGCTGTTTGAGTTTCGCTGCACACATGATGTGCTTGAGCGACCTGAGAAATACTACCACCGGTTCGGGCACATCACACGTTCGTCGCATGAGCTACGAGATACGCTCGTGCAGCTCATCGACATCGCAAAGGACATTGAGTCCTGTAAATCTAAAGGTCGCTGGTATCAGAACACAGAGGCTTGTGAGCGATTCGGTAGCCCGTGCGAATTCCTCAACCTGTGCCGGAACACGGAGTCAATCGATGACGAAGTCTGGGGTTCACGCACAGGTGGTAGCGTGTCAGGGCAAGACCGGCTGAGCCATTCAGGTATCGGATGCTTCCTCACATGCCGACGCAAATACTTTTACAGATACGTTCAACGGATTGAACGGCGTGTTGAGAAATCAAACGCATTAATTTTTGGATCAGCTATACACCAAAGCTTGGAAGCTTGGTGGATGGCAAAGCGCAAGGATAAGAAAGATGACGGTAACCAAAAAGATACCGGCCAGTAAGGGTGCTGGATTTCTTAACAAGATAAAGACAACAGGCAGTGGTCTTAAGCCACGCATCTGTGTGGCTGGAGTTGAAGGGATTGGTAAGAGTTCCTTCCCCGTGTGGGCAAAGAATCCAATCTTTCTCATGAGCCAAGGTGAGACAGGCATCGAGACTCTGATCGATGCTGATCAGATCCCTGCTGTATCAAACATTGAGATCACCACTTGGTCTGATCTTGTGAACACACTTGATGAACTGATTGGTAGTGAGCACGACTTTGAAACAGTCGTGCTCGACACGATCAATGGATTTGAGAGGCTGCTCTATGACCACATCTGCAACACGCAGTATGGCGGTGACTGGGGACCGCGAGGGTTTGCTAACTTCCAACAAGGCTACATCACTAGCAGTGTTGAGTTTGAAAAGATGCTCGGCCAGCTGGAGAGACTACGCAACGAAAAGAACATGATGGTGTTTCTGCTTTCACATATCCAGGTGAAAGTGTTTCGCAACCCAGCTGGTGCAGACTACGACCGGTTCAGTGCAGACATGCACAAAAACCAATGGGGTTTGCTGCACCGCTGGTGTGACATCGTAATGTTCTTCGACTTCGTAACCGTCGTGGATGAAGACGGCTCACGCAACAAGGGTAAAGGTGGAACGAAACGCATTGCCTATACGCAGCGACGTGCTGCTTGGGATGCGAAGAACAGACACGGTTTACCTGAGAGCTTCTCGCTTGGTGCTACCGCTGAAGAGGGTTGGAATAACTTTGTTAATGCTATGAAAAAAGGAAACTGAAATGAAATTTGAAACCGGAAGATACCTATGTGAAGTAACTGGCAACACACTAACCAAGAGTAAGAGCGGTACGACTCAGGTCGCTATCGGATTCTCTCCGGTACATCGGGAGCTACCTGATGGACGGACAGAGGAATTTGAAAGTGTGATTACTCTGCGTACCTGGTTGCCTGTCACACATAAGGCAGCCTCATGGACTGCTGATCAGCTGAAGCAGCTTGGCTTTGAAGGTGAGCTGTCGCAACTTGACGAAGCCTCGCCATCATTCGTAGACCTCAGTGGTAAGCAGGCTATCTTTACCTGCCGCAATCGTGAGGGCAGCGACTATCAGGATTGGAAGATCTTCACACCAAAGGAAACTACTAAGACTGTAAAGATTGACAGTGTCGAACTGGCACAGATCGATGCAGAGTTTGGTGAATACTTTGGTACGGCCACAGCAGCAGCATCGGCTGCGCCTGTCGCTGAGACTTCCGCTGACCAACCATTTTAATAAAGAGGGGTGGGGGCTGGAGCTTTGTCCCAAGCGTTCAGGTCGCAATCCGCAGCGCGATCTGCTGGCCCTCACCTCATTTTAAAACATATGACAATGAGTACTGATACCGCTAAGCAGATTCTCAAATACTTCAATGGAAGAAGTGATGTCATTGCTGCGCAGCCCAAGGGTTCCACCTTCAGGCCTGTGCATAAACCAATGACTGAAGAGATGCTGCTTGCCGAACACGTTGAAGGAACGACGTGCTTCGGCTTCTATTTAATGCGACCTGATTCAACAGTCTTATGCAGCTGCATTGACTTTGATAACCATCCCGATCAACCTGATCCGGCATGGAGGGACAAGGCAGAGAAACTCTATTACTTCTTAGAGGAACAGGAGTTTGATCCCTGCCTTGAGATCAGTGCTTCAGGTTATGGTGCTCACGTCTGGCTCTTCTTCTCAGAGCCTGTGCCTGCTTTTCTAATCAGGCGATTTTGGGCGGCGATTGATGGTGTACTAAAGATCGATTTCCGAGAAGTGTATCCCCGTCAGGATACGCTTAAGGGCAAGGGACTTGGAAATCTGGTGCGGTATCCTTTTTGGAATCGCAGTAGGTTTGTCGATCCTGATAGTGACTGGTGCGATATCGAGTTTGCTGACTGCACGACCGTTAGCAAAGAAGAGATCGAACAGTTCTGTCATAAGCTTGGTACATCAACAGCTCCACCAGAACCTGCTGGCGGTTTGAGTGGTCGGATGAAGCAGCTGCTTGCAGTTGAAAACTCCGACCTCTCTCTCCGGTGGCGGGGAATACCCAGGGAAACTAGTAAAGATAACTCTCGGTCGAGTATCGTATTTCAGATTGCATGTGAAGCTGTCTATCAACGCATACCAACTGAAGAGATCTTCGATGCACTGCGGCATTGGTGTGATGAGGAAGGCTATAAGAAGAGCGACGAGTGGATCAAGCTCACCATTGATAATGCTTACAAGTCAGTTGCTAAACGCACGAGTGAAGTGAAGGGTGAGACACTAGCCATTGGCTGTGTCAGGCAGTTCTTTAAACGGCGATCAGGTCAGCAGTATATTCGTACCGGCATTGAACCTCTCGACCGAGCCATTGATGGCCTCGGTCGGGGAGAGATGGGGATCTTCGGTGCAAGACCAGGCGGTGGTAAGAGTGCATTCGCATTGCAGTATGGCCTGCACAATGCAGAGCAGGGGATACCTGTGCTCATGCTCAACGCTGAGATGTCTGAGTTTGAGATAGGTCGTCGCCTTGTCATGCGGTATGTCGGTGGTGAGGAAGCCACATGGGACGAGGACGCGGTCCTTCCTTTAATCGAATCAAAGCTACGCAATACAAAGTTCTTTTATCAGGGTGTTGCCAGCATTGCAGATGTTGAGCAGTCGATACGACTCTACTCTAACTCGCACAAGATTCAGCTTGTGATTATCGACTACCTCCAGTTGCTACGCAGTGACAAAGTCACCGGTCGTTATGAGGTGGTGACCGAGATCTCGCAAAGGATCAAACACATTGCACGTAAGTATGACGTAGCTGTGCTTGCACTGTGTCAGGTATCGCGAGAGGTCGAACGCATGGAAGAGATCGACTTTAAGAGTGACATGCTGCGGGAGTCGGGACAACTTGAGAACGATGCAGACATGATCATGTTCGGCCACTGGTATGGCAGGGGCAAAGCTGCTGGGACAGAACCAAAATATCTGGTGCAGATTACGAAGCGTCGTAACGGACCAATCCGAAGGGACAAAGTGTTTTTAAAATTTGATGCGGAGACACAGACGTTTGGATATTAGCAATGGTTGCCCGCTGGGATGCACGGAAGTATCACATCAACCCAAAGACGGGTAACCCCATCTTTGTTGACATCGACCAGTGTCCGGAGAATGAACAGTGGGCACTGACGTTATGCACAACTGACCGGCTAGCCAGCCAGATTGTTGATGCACGTATCGAACGTGTAACTAAAGAGATCAAGCACAGCTGGACGGATGAAGAAATCCAGCGTCGGTTACTCGGCCATGTAACCCCACCGTTGGTTGTGCCATTCGTAAAAGATAATGTGGAGGAGTATGCAGATGACGAATAGTAAATCGAAAGGGAAGCGTGGTGAATTGCAGGCAGCCAAGGCACTCTCAAAGGTGCTTGGCTGCGAGGCACGTAGAAGCCAGCAGTACTGTGGTGAGTCGGGCGATGCAGATCTGATTACCAGCATCAACGGTTTGCATTTTGAAATTAAGAGAGTCGAGAGAGGCAACCCGTACTCTTGGCTGGATCAGGCAGACTCTGACGCACGGGCGACAGAAACACCCGTGGTTCTTCACCGGCGTAATCATCGCAAGTGGATTGCAGTTATTTATCTGGAGGATCTGCCGGATCTTGTGAAGCGTATCACAGCATTCAATAAGGGAACAAAGTATGCAGACAAATACGACAACGAAGATTGATGAATCAAACCCGCATTACTACACAGATACCAAGCACGAGCTAAGGGATATCCAGCGTGAGTTTGTAAAGGATGATGCGTTCGTAGGTTACTGCGTGTGCAACATGCTCAAGTATCTCAAGCGTCTTGGAAAAAAGAGTCTTGCAATCGAAACACAGATATCAGACCTGAAGAAGATACAGAACTACGCTCAGTTCGCAATCGAAGTCATGGAAGAATACGAAGTATGAATACCTTTGGCAGTTTGTTTGCCGGTATCGGTGGGATCGACCTCGGCCTTGAGCGTGCTGGTTGGCAATGCAAATGGCAGGTGGAGATCGATCCGTATGCACAGTATGTACTGAACAAACACTGGCCTGATATCCCAACGCTGCCTGATGTAAAAGATTTTCCACCGGATGAAGGACAATGGGACGTTGACTTAATCGCTGCGGGATTCCCCTGCCAAGACATTAGTGTCGCTGGGGGATCACACCAAAAAGGATTAGATGGTGATCGCAGTGGACTCTACGCAGAAGTCATTCGCATATGCAACCTATTACGACCACGATGGCTGGTCTTGGAAAACGTCTCAGCTCTGCTTACCAGGGGTCTTGGGAGAATCTATACCGACTTGGCCCAGATCGGTTTGCCTGAAGGTCCACCGCACTTCACCTACATGGAGCATCACTGCATACCCGCTAACAGTGTTGGCGCACCGCACCAACGGGACAGAATCTTTATCATTGCCAACGCCAACAGCGAGAGATTACAAAGACACGGGGAGCTGGGACATCCTCGCCAAATATGCACACAAGAGACGCTTGGCCTGTGTCGTAGCGAAGCAGGACAAAGTCAATGGGGGACTCAATCCAACGTGGATCGAATGGGTCATGGGTTTCCCAACCGAGTGGACCGCATAAAAGCTTTGGGCAATTCCGTCGTGCCACAGGTAGCCGAGTATCTGGGCAGATCGATCATGGAGTATGACCATGCAGATTGACTGGATCATTGATGGCTCAACGCTGAGCATTCGATATAACTTCTCAACCGAGAAGCTGTATCTCAATGGCGAAATGAATTCGGCAAACGATATCCATATCTATCTGGATCGCAAGGATGCAAGACGTTTGCGTGATGAGATCAATGCTCACATGTACGCTACGGAATTCTTTACCTTTGGACGCTTCTACCAGTTCGATGCAGACGAAGTGGAGGTACTAGAGTGTCCCTTCTGTACCAGTAAAGATCAGCCACTGGCAGACCATGGCTTTGAAGATGATACATACGTTGTTACCTGTCACAGTTGTCTGGCATCAGGCCCACCAGCGAGCAACCGTGATGATGCAATGATTCTATGGAACGAAAGAAAATGAACGACACACATCAGGCATTCCTAAAGAGTTTGAAAGACAGTGAACAACATGTGTGGAAGGTGGCACGCTGGTTGTATTCAACCGGCCTGCCTGTGCAGGTTAAGCAGGCAGGTAAAGCACCGACCGCTGACATGTGGAAATACTTTGTCGATACAGGCGACCTGGAGATTTCGCTGAGAGTCGAGGTTAAGAAACGTAACCTCGACTTCACTACTCGTGATGACTATCCCTATGCGGATGTCTACGTAACAGCAATGACTGCGTATGATCAGACCTACCCTAAGCCATATGTATATGTGATTCTTAACAAGCCGGAGACACACGCCGCTCTGGTTTACACAGACACGTATCATACGTGGACGGTAGCTGAGACATTTGATACACGGTTAAACAGACGAGCACCGAGTCAGTGCTATACGTGTCCCAAGGAAGAAGTAATCTTTGTAGAACTTAACGAGCAATCATCAGTTAAGTTTCATTCTCCGTTAGCCATTTTAAAATCAGCCTAAACTCTTCGATGTTTCCATCAGCCTTGAGCCGGTTAGCGCGGTTACTGATAACCTGCACATTATCTTTGGTGTAACCTTTCTTAGAATCAATGCGGTCAAGGGAAGGGGACTCGTCCATATAACCTTCTCCTTTCGGTGTAAGAAATGTACCGAGGATCGGGCAACGAATCGGAATCTTAATATCCTCCTTCTTTAAATCGAAGAAGATGTTACGCTTCCTTGCTCGTGTACGCGCATCGCAAAGCATCAGAGATTCTGGGTTACGCTTTTTCCACTGAAGCTTGTACGCTTCATATTGATTCTTTAACGCATTCCTAATTTCCTTGTCTGTCAGATCTGCCAGATCTGGTTGCTGCCTTAAGTATTTAAACCCCCGCCCCTCGCCTTTATTCAGAAGGTTTTTCACCCTCCGAGCATTGCTCAAGGTACTCATCTATTTTTTCTACAGGGGAATAAAAGTCTTTTACTTTCGACGAAGGAAATATTATGTGTTTGATAAAGCCAAGTAGGGTTACTCTGACAAAGCCATGCTTGATCAGCCGTTCCTCAGCTTCTATTAAAGGTAGTGTTCTGTTGCTACGCATCATGATGCGTGCTTTGTATTCCGGTTTAACGTATCGCCAGCGCATGTCAGTCTCCGAGTTTGTCTGGGTTAGTTGGACGCAGGCTGTCACCTACGATTAACGCTGCTACGAAAGTTGCAATGTCATCGATGCGATCCGTTGGTATCCATTCATACTTTGCAGCCAGCACAGTTAGGATCGCTGCTGATATCGTCGTTACCACACGCTTACTCTTAAGCGCATTACAGAAGTCTGTAAAAACTGTCTTGAGATATTCCATTGCTAGCCTCCAAAAATCTTACTTTTGAATCCCATGTACGCAGCAATACAAATCCCAATCAGTATCGATAACCATTTCCACTTGTTCGCTTTGGCCTGTTGCAGATTCGCTTTGGAATTAATAACAGTAGCCTTGCCCGTTGTGCGAGTCTCACGTTTCTCGATCCGGACCTCAGCTTTCACAGGCGAAGCTGAGTCCTCAGCGGCACGCCGCCGATCTTTTCGTTTACTCATTTAAGTTCTTCTTTCATTGCCTGGGTGTGAGCACTGACTTGCTGCTTCTTATCATCAGCAGCTAACGCTTCAATGGCGTTAGCTGCATGTCCCAATGCATCGTTAGTCTTTTGAGTATCACGCACTGATGCCTTTAGCTCTTCGATCAAATCACAGTGACGCTGGTAGCTGTCATGCAGGTAGGGTCCTACTGCCTTGATACTTTTCCAAACCATCCACACCACCGCACTTAAGAAAGCAGTGGGTATTCCGACTGTCGTGATAAGGTTCTGCCAACTCTCCGGATTCATTAGCTCTTGGATTCCTTTGCAAGTCCCCGCTCCACCAGCATCATGTTCAAACTGGTTTCACTTTCGTCTGTATATAGTTCCACCAGGTAGCGTCCGTATTTACCTGTGCGATCCTTGTGCGTCTTGACCCAGATATTCTTTTTGTCTTTCAACATTTCTCCGAGGCATCGTCGGGACAGATATCCCATTGCCTTGTTGTCACCTCGCACCTCCGGTGCATCGATACCATAGAGACGGCACCGCTTTGTAATGGTCACACCCATGCCGAGATCGAAAGAAAGATCAATCGTATCTCCGTCCACGATGCCCACAACGCTACATCTGTATTTGTATTCCCACTGCATAATGCCACCGGCAATTGGCGCGGATTGGTTTCCCTCTCCGGCACCAACGCCGGAGGCTAGCAGGCCGAAGCCTACCAGAGGGGCAAGGTTACATTCATTATCGAGCTGGTAGCGATGAGCCGACAATAGAATTACTTGCGACCCTTCAAACCAAGTACGGCCCTCAGTTTGTTTTTTGCCTCGGTGCTGTCATCACCTTGCTTTTTGTAGATGTCGTAGATATTCACAAGCGACTTATCACTTGGCTTATAGGCAAGGATCTTCTTTCGATAAACCATCGCAGCCAGATCAGCACTCATACCGGACTCCAGTAGTACCTTCACCACCTCGCGTGGTGCTAATCCGGATGCTTCCATGGCATCCGTGATTCGGAAGAACTGTTCGTACATGTTGTTGTAGTTAGATGTAAAGTCGTCATGTATCGATTCGACATCAGCCACTGTCAGCTTGTCTTTGCGAACATCGTAACGGTAGTTACCGGTCAGCTCATCGATTCGCTGTTTCGTACTACGAACTGCAAAGAATGCCTGCTTAGATATATCAAGCTCGTAACCCCGCATGCCGGATGCATAACTCATTACCTCCGTAATGAAGTCACGTTTCCTACCATCGGGTAACGTGGTGCCGTCCACACTTTCCTTAATACGTTTCAGCTGGCTAACGATACCAGGCACAAGAGGTCCTTTACCAATCCCTGATGTGCCTGGTATACCGATGGTCGCGTGTGCAATGAACTTGAGCATGCGATCAACACCGCTATCGTTAGGTCGATAGATCTTTCGGTCGTAGATATCTCGGCCTGATACACCTTCAACGATTCGACCAAAGACCATACCCTGATCCCAGAAGGGAGCGAGTGCCTGTTTGTATGCATTCTCAAACCGACTCTCGCCTTCTTCCTCAGGGATACCGGTTATCCCTGTAGATCGCACAAGGTCAGTCAGGTACAGATCACCGATGAAGTTGCTTAAGTCCACCACAATCGGTTTATCACCACCGCCCAGATGTAGCAGTGTACTGTTACGCATCCACTCAGGCATCAGTGCACGCTTCTTCTGTAACTGTTCGTCGTCCTCTCCACTGAGAGCCTGCGACACAACACTTGCCAATACTGGTAGGCCAACGGTCACAAACATTTGACCGGCCAGCATGCGGATACCTGCTTTAACTTTCGCTGGATTACCGCTGGCGATGTCTTTCCAAGCCAGCGTTTGCAGATTGATGTTGGTACGGATTACTTCAGCTGTGAAGGTGGGGAAGTCACCGAGCGGAGCAAACTTTGAGATTGTCTTTACAATCTTTGGAGCACGGGTGTAGGTTGGCACTAACGTCTTAACACGCTCAGCTGCCTCCTTCTCGATCTGCTTCATCGATTCTGCATTGATCTCTACACCGTCATGCATCGCAGCCTCAATGAGCATCTTGCGTTCAGCAAAGAACCCAATCACCTTGGCCTTATTATCAGACTCCTGATACAAGTCACCGAGCGTAGCCATTAGCTTTGGATTAAACCGTGCTGTATCAACCTTCTCACCGAGCTGACGAATCTGCTCATGTTCAGGTAGGGAGTCATATATAAGATCATCTATATCGGTTTCATATTTACCCGAGAGTCCTTTGACAATCTCCTGATATTCAGAGTTGTTGATCAGACCAAGCTCAAACAATCGCTCAATCATTTTCTCGGCTGCTGCATCAGGCTTAACACCGGCAGATATTGCTGACCCTAAGGGATCAAGGATTCCCCGCATCGCAGGTGTGATCTTGTAACCTGATACACCTTTAGTCACCCTCATCGCTTCAACGAGGTTGGATAAACCGGCACGCTCCAGATAACCAAGAGTTACGCCAACCCGAAAGTTTGCATCAAGGGAGTTACGAGCTTTGGTTACCGGCGAGATAACTGTCTTAAATGCTTTTGCAAGGTGAGCAGCCCTAAGCATCATCGATCCCATCTTGGCGAACAGGTTACCACTATGCCGTGTGGTTCTGTCTGCCTGCGTATCATTCATACTTTTGAGAATGTCTACGAGATCTGTACGTACATACTTCCCATGGAGCTTACCCCACATCTCACCTTCGACGGTGTTAGTAAACTCATCGATATCAATGTCATGGCCCTGTCGTTGCAGCTGTCGTATCTGATCACGGCTATCAAATACAAATCGTTTCTCCGGATCGACGTTTGCCTGTTGCTCAGCAATGGCCTCATAGAACTGTAACTTCGCAGCTATGTGCGAAGTGCGTATGATACTTTCTGTGTAACCCTTTTCGACATCTGTCACTTCACCGTACAGAATCCGGATAACCTCATCGATATCCTTACGCGCACGGAAGCTATCTATTTCTTTGTCCTTCATATTCTGAGGACTGATCAGGCTGTCAACTTTATCCGTAGCCTGATCCATGGTCAGCGGCTTATGCGATACATACCTTCTCAGACGATCTTTTAAATCGCTGTCAAACTCCTGCATGCGAGAAGTGATCATGTTATTCCGGATATTCTCAGGCACATTCTTTAAACTTTCACGCAGCTGTTTTCGGTAGTTAGAGCGTGCTTGCTTAAGATTACCATCTGTCGCAAATACACTATCGATAGCAGTCTGGTTTACGCCATCGACATCCTTCTTCTTTCCTTTTAGAAGATTGTCAAACCACTGATCAACAGATGCCTCGGTACGTGTCTCAAGATCCTGCCTAATCGTGTAACGATAAGCGTCATCAAGTTTCTTCCTACCTTCCTCGGTATTCTTCAGTCGGTAGTAGTGAGCTGGGTTATCCAGTGCTTCATACCGGCGAACCATATAGAACCCAAGGTTCTTATCGAGCGTGCTTAGTAACGATGTATGTTCTATATGTAAGGCATCAGCAATCGCCTTGGTGACCTGATCCTGATGGTCACGCATTACCTGTAGCTTCTCACCGACCTCGGGATACTGCTGCTTAAACGCTTCCATCTTTTTAGGATTAGTGTATGCCTCAAACAATTGGTTTCTAAACTTGTCATGCTCCGTCTTGCTTGCCCATTTGTTCAGTGGAACACCGAACTTCTTTTCTATGGTTTTAACCAGATCACGCCTATTGATCTCAGCCCTGCGTCCATGCAATCCGATCTTGCCTTCTGCTGATTCCAACTCGGAACGCATCTGCTTTGTCTCGGGCGTACCAAACAACTGTCTTTTTATGTACTTGCCTAATGTCTTACCGGTCTTCACAGCTGAGGTGACATCAACGGCATCCTGCGTATAACCGGTAGCCTCGGCTGAAATACCTTTATGACCTGGTTGCACACCAGGTAGTGGTGGCGGTCCTTTGGCAGCTTTAGGTACCGGTGGTGGTTGTCGTCTTGCAGCTTCAGGTATCGGTGGTGGTTGCTTCCCAGCTTGCACAGGCACAGGTGGGGGGGTGCGTTTGGTAGGCACGTTAAGGATCGGTGCTGGTGCAGGTTGTGATAGTTCTTTTGCTGCTACATCAGCGGGTGCTTCAGGCACCGCTGATGGCTGCTTTTTAGGTGCAGCTTTAAATGCCTTAGACACTGCCTGCAATGCAGGTTGTTTTTTAGGAAGCTCTTGTTCAGTTACCCGTTGTGACGGCTGATCCTTTACCTGTTGAGCAGCCACCTCAACTGGGTCTTGATACGGTTCCGCAACATATCTTGGTTTATCTGCCTCAGTTACACGCTCATCTATATCAGGTTCTTTAGATTTAATATCACCTATACGATTTAAAGACTCTTTCTGCGCGGATTCAACAGTCCACTTTTTACCAACTGGCTGCTTGCCTAATGAGTTTTCCACAGTGCCATCGTCGATTAACGACTGGACCTCAGCGAATGTCCCACCGGCAATAGCGTTTAACTGCTGCATCTCCTGCACGATAGGATCAGCTACTGTCTGCTTAGGTGTAAGTTTCGTATCAGTAAAAGGTGCAGGTTGAATAGTTGATGCCGGAGGTGTTGTTGGTATGGCTCCAGGTTTTGGTGGAATAGCTAGAGATGTTTCTGTAGTTGGCTGAGGCGTGTCAGCTTGTTGTTGTTTGTAAAACTCGTTTACTACTATTTTCTCTGCTTCATCTTTTTTTAAGCCTACAAGCTTTTCTTTTACGTTAAGTTCTTCAGCAAGTTTATCTATGTCTTTACGTGTTTTTAGAAGTGGTAATACGGGTGTATCTAACACCTGACTGACGTAGTCACCTTGTTCCGTTGGCTGCTGTTGTGGCCCTTCAATTTCCTCATGCTGTACGACAGGCGTTCGATAAGGCTTCAATGGCCCCACACCCTCAAATGCAGGTGAGGGTGGTGGTTCGATACTTTTCGGACGACTCTCAAGCTGTGTACTTATGAAGTCACTCTGTGGGTCACTTGGCTTCTGAGGCGTTTCAGCTACTTCAACTTGCTGTGGCTGCCGTTGCTCCATCTTTGCACGACCAACACGGCCAGCCTCGCGCATGTCGGCACTGAGTTGTGCCTGACTTGCAGCTTCTTCAGCAGCTGCCTGCCGTTGTGCTTCCTCTTCTGCCTGCTGTCGCTCAAGCTCTGCCTGCTGTGTCTGTGCCTGACGTTCAGTTACCTGATCTGTTGCTGACTGTTGAGCGAGTCGCTCCTGTACGGCGACTCGCTCCGCAACTCTGGGGAATGCTGAGGATAATGTACGACCAAACTCATCCTGCATTTCCTCAGGTAATTCCACCTCTTCAAAGGAACTGCGAGTTGGATCTTTTTCTAAAAGACCATCAATCTTTTTGACTAGCTCTGGATTGTTTTCTGCCTGCTCTACAATGCGGTCAAGCTTATCGTTCGCTTCGTATACTCTTGTTTCAACTCTCTCTTTTGCCTGTTGTTCTAAGGCACGATGCGCCTCTGCCTGCCGCTGTTGACGTGGCATATTCGCAATGATTGAAGGTGATTTGATAGACGTTAATAGTAATGCCTCTTCACCTGCGCCCCGCAGAGCACCACCAACATCACCCCGTGCCAGCTGACCGGTTACACCGAACCTATCACGCACACCTTGGTCAGTAGATTTACCAAAGGCTACTTCGTTGTACATGGCCTCGGTTGCACCACCGAGTATCTCAGCTGCACGCTCTTCACCAATCTCACCTATCAGACCATTGATCCCAAAAGCGTCCATCACGCCATCAGGCTTATTACCGAACTTACCTGGGTTTTGTTTTAGGTAACCCTTAGCCAGTTCCTTGTGCAGGGTAGCTGTTGTTTTTTTGGCTGGTGTGGTGCGACGAAGCACCTTCAGCATATCTGAACCTTTGCTACCCACCGCTTTAAAGAATTCACCACCCAGCCTTTCAGTGACGTTCATTATGAAAACATCGGTAAGGGACTTCACAACGGATGCCGTGCCAGTCTCGCCTTCTTCATAGACCAAACGGTTAGGATTGTTAGGGTCCAGATATGCGGTTGATCTTTCTCTTTCAGCCTGAGCCTCACCCATTTGCTGCCAACCAACAGGGCCAGCAGTCATAGCAGAACCACCAGCAAGTGCACGTCCGGCTGCGGCTTTAACCGTAGGAGCTTTCTGTGCTGCCTGAAGTCCGGCAGTTGTAGCTCGTGCGACATCTGTGGCTGCATCCACACCACGGAGCATTTGAATTCCTTTGGTCGCACCTTTAGCAAGACCACCGCCTGCACCGAACTGCCAGGCCATGTTCATCATTGCAGAGCCGCCCTCACCGAACAGCCTCTCGGCCCAGCCTTTATCTGCCTGCACAGCATTGTCGTAGGCAACAGCTAAATACTGTGCCGGTTTACCAATGCCTTTACCGACCATCTCATGCGCTACATCAAGATCAGCCTTATCCAAGGCGAGAAGCTTTCTCGTTGGTGGAAAGCTTTCAAATAAATATGTAAAGAAATTGTCACGATCACCACGCTTCATAATCTCATCGTGGGGTAATCGCTGGAGATACTGATTCGCCAGCTGCATCTTAACAGCTGGCGAGTACTGAGCATTATTCAGGTCTTTTAAAATACGCTCGTGACCGGTGCGATCTGTTTCATAATGCAGGCTTTGTGTTGTGTCCGGTCGGTAAGAAATCTCAACATCATCGAGATTGTTATACATTTTGTATGGCTGTATCTCACCAGTCTCTGAATACTCAGGCCGAACGGAAGAAGCCGGATACATCCCGTAGGCTTTGTATGCATCAGTACCTAGCTCTTTGAAGACATCGGTCACTTGTGTCCTCCAGTGAATCTCTTAAGAGCTTCTTCTTCACCATACCGCTCAATGAGTGCTTGTAGATATTCTTTCTCTTGGGCACCTTCCCATCGCTCACCGTTACGCTGTTCCCACCTTTTAACTGACCGATCAACAGCAGCTTCGGTGACTCCAATCGATATCAAAAACTCTGGTGAAACTATTGCCGGACCTTGGTCACCACCAATTTCTACCAATCCACCAACTTCATACTGTGGTATCGGATCGCCTCCATTTTGAAGGATCGAATCGTGGTATGTTTTCATTTCAGCTTTGAGCAGGCCAACACTTTCGTTTGGATCTGGCTTGGGAGCACCTTCAGGCTGCTCTCTAAGTTGTGGTGCAACACCCATCTGTGTTTCAGGTTGGAAACCAACTTGTGGTGTTTCTTCTGTAGCTGGGGGAGTTCTACCGCCTTGGCCGTTAACAATCTCCGTGTGATACCCCTCGTAACCATCTATAAAGCGGTTGTAATCCTCTTCATCCATAACTGCCAGTGATGACACAGTAAGGTCTTCAGGGAGGCGAGCATCGGGATTCATTCTATTAATATCCGCAGCCATGGCATTAAGCTTTGGAACCAATTCCGCAAGACCCATTCGATTATCCCGTGGAGCGGCTTGGCGTAAAGCGTCTAACGTGGCGCGATGTCCGAGTCCCATAGGTGATTGCGGATTTGGCGTTATTATCTGCTCTTCTGGTTGTTGCCCAGCAATTCCTTGCTGGCCTCTTTGCCTTAGATCCTCGCCTAAGTCACCGATACCCTGACCTAGCCCACCTATGAAATCTCTAATGGGTTCAGTCCAACCACCGTCACCGCCATCTATATCCTGTGGTTCCCATGGATCTAGTCCAGCTCGTTCTCTCGCTTTGTTGTATTGCTCAAGCAGTAGTCTTCCGTGCGGGTCTTGCTCTGCCCAGTCGAACTTATCCTTGATCAGATTTGGATCGTCACCTCCCGTGATTTCATCTAATTGCGCTTCAATACCAGAACCACGTTTTGGTGTATTTCCTACGACGTATTCCTTGTACTTCCTAGCGATTTCTCCTTCCCACTTAGTGATGTCGTCAAGCTTGTCAGACTGAATCTGTTGAGGATCAATGATCTCTTCTTCATACTTATCAGGGTCAGTGAGACTTGGCTTTATCACCCGCTCTCGGCCAGTGCCATCGTTCATCGGGTATGTCTTGGTGTAGTGCTCCTGCCACTCGTAAGGATTTGTAAAGGTCGCATCTTCATATAAAGGATTACCCTGAGCATCCTTTGCATGGACTTCCTCCTCACCGTCTGGACCCTGAATAGTATCCATCTTCGGCTTGCGGTACTTTAGCTTCGGACGGTATTCGTATTTACCAGGAGCAACCGTGGTCATTTCATACTGATGATTAATACCGTCATCCGACATCTTATGGTCGGCAACTCTACCAGGCACATCTTGTGCGTTTATTAAATTCAGTGGGTCTTTGGTAATACCGTCGAGCTGTGTGACCAGCTGGTTGATAGCAGTTTGTTGCTGTTGTGGGTTTACATTGGTTGCCGTCTGCCACTGTGATATCTGCCCGATAATTGTCTGCGCCTGATTGATACCCTGCGGATTTAAATTATTAAAGAACTTCTGGTATCGTTGTCTCGTGTTAGTAATCGTTTGCTGGCGTGTTTGCAGCTGGGCATTCTGTTGTGCCTGCTGTACAGAATACTGCTGTCGCTGTTTAAAGAACTCAGCGTTTTGCTCTAATCGTTGCTGATGATGTTTGTCGTCCTGATCTAAACCAAGATCGAACATCTCCCGTCTGTTCTGCGCCTGAAACCCGAGGGACTGCATGTTCTGCATGTGCCCCATCTGCTGACGATAGATGCGTTCTGCCACATCCTGATTCGCCATGTTCTGACGCTGAACCATCTGAGCCTGAGCAATAGAGCGTTGCTGCCTTAGGGAGGCAGCACGCATAGCGAGTTCTTCTAACTCCCGCCTACGCTGATTCTGGTAGGTCATCTGTCCGGTTGCAAAGGCAGCTGCCCCAACAGGTGCAATATCCGGCTCATGCTTATAGACAATCGGCACTGTTAGCGTCCTTGATTAAATGTAGGTCTGATATCTGGGTATCTCGATCCTGATATATGAGGCATCTGAGGGTGCCACTGAGGACCATATGTGTTCGATGCTGGATCAAATATCATCTTTTCTCTCATCATGTCCATGGGCATAAACTCATGTGGAGCTGGATGCTGCCCGGGACCCTCTATTGCACTAACATAAGCGGGATAACCTATGCCAGGCACGCTAGATCCGGCAGCCAGAGGTGCTCCACTGGTTTCATATGTGGGCGCAGGTGTGGGCGATGGAACATTCATAGGTGTGACAGTATCCGTTCGACCACCTTGAG